ACAGAATATTTTGATAAAAAAACTGAAAAAACCATCGATCTTTAAAATGATTTTTTAAAAGATATAGAAGTTAAAGAAAAAGAATCAGATGCTGAAGAAGAAGAAACTATTAAAGAAATAGAACAGGAAGAAAAACAAATTGAAACTGAAGAAGAGAATTCTAAAGTTTTAGAACAAATTCAAGATTCAATTAAAAACTATCAAAAAATAGCAGGAACGAAGCCATCTTCTGCTTCTCAAACTTATCCAGGTCAAAATTTAATGGGAACTCCTCAATCTATGGGTGCTTTTGGTCCTTTGTCCCAAATAAAAGAATCTACTAGTCCTTTATTTGCTTCTCAAGATTTATTTCAAAGTTCAAAATTAAAAGACATATCTACAACTATTGCTAATTTACAAAAACTTTTAAAAGGAGGTGTCAATGTCTAATTCAGATATTTTCGCTAAAAGCACTACAACAACAGGAAGTGATGTTACTTTATTCGCTGGCCCAATAAGAATAAAAGGATTTATTATAACTCCTACAGGCACAGCAGGTACTGTTACTTTTAAAGATGGTAGTACTACACTATTTGCATTAAGCACAGCAGCATCTGCAGCATCTGGTCCAGTTCAGATTTCTTTACCATCTGAAGGTATTAAATGTTCAACTAACGCTACTGTAAATTTAACTGCAGGTGTATCAGCGATAACAGTATTTATGGCGTAATGGCTACATCAGGTACAGCAACTTTTAACTTAACGGTTAATGATGCGATTCAAGAAGCAATGGATCGTATTGGAGGAGAACCCGTTTTAGGTTATGATATACGTTCAGCGAAACGTAGTCTTAATGTTATGTTTGCTGATTGGGCAAATCGTGGTGTTAATCAGTGGACACTTGAAAAGAAAACTTTAAGTTTAATTTCCGGTACAGTTAATTACACTTTAGATACAGACACTGTTGATATTGTAGATATGTATGTAACGAGAGATAGTACTGATTATAGCGTAGAAAGAATTAGTTTAACTGATTATAACACTTATCCTAATAAATTAACGACAGGAAGAGCAACTCAATTTTATTTACAAAAAGATAGAACACCTAAATTATATATTTATCCAGCACCCGATAATTCTACTGATGTTATTTCTTATTGGAGAATAAGAAAAATAGAAGATATTACAGCTTTAAGTTCAAGTGGAAATGAACAAGATATTGATATTCCTTTTCGATTTTACGAATGTATGGTTGCAGGTTTAGCTTATTATATGGGAATGAAAAGAGCAGGTGTAGATTTAAATAAATTATCATATTTAAAAGCTGAATATGAAACTGCATTTACGAGAGCGAAAGACGCAGATTTAAATGAAACATTTAGAATAGTTCCAGGTTACCGAAGTGGCTTTTAACAAACGTGGACCTAGAAAAGCACCTTCTTTTCCTTTTGCTAAAGGAAAATATGCTCGAGCAATTTCAGATCGTTCAGGATTAGAATATCCTTATTTAGAAATGGTTCGTGAATGGAACGGACTTTTAGTTCATATTAGCGAATATGAATCTAAACAACCACAACTCGATCCAATAGTTTTTAGTGATCCAGAAGCACTAAAGAATGCCAGACCTCAGGCTCCTCTTTCAGCTACAGGAGGCGTACCTAATCAATTATCAGTAATCTATCCGGGCACTTTCGGAGACACAGGACAGGAAGTAGGAGTAGCTACCGGAAACCAAATTGGATTGGAGTTAGGAAATGTCTCAGTCGTCATCAGCTAAAGATGCATATATAATGCTTTGTACACCATGTTATGGTGGTATGATGCATGAAGCTTATTTTCACAGTGTCGTAAAATTATTTCAAGAAGCAAGAGATAAAGAATTTAAAGTTCATTTAAATACTATGGGAAACGAAAGTTTAATTACAAGAGGAAGAAACACGATGGTATCTCAATTTATGGATGCTGAGCATTGTACTCATTTATTATTTGTAGATTCCGATATCGCTTTCTATCCTGAATTAGTTACTAAATTATTAGAATACGATAAAGATGTTGTAACAGCGATTTATCCTCGAAAGACTATTGAATGGAAAAATTTAGAATACTACGTTAAAAAAGGAGATCTAAAAACTATGGAGCAAAAGTTATTAGGATATAACTTAAACTTTCCTGATCCTTTAAATATAGACGTACAAGACGGATTTGTAGAAGTATTAGACGCCGCTACAGGGTTTATGCTTATTAAAAAAGACGTATTTGTAAAAATGAGAGAAGCGTATCCTGAATTAAAATATACTTCCGATCAGATTATTAATAATAATAAATATTCTAGTGATTGGTGCTATGCTTTTTTCGATTGTATGATTGATCCTAAAAGTAATCGATATTTAAGTGAAGATTATACATTCTGTCGTAGATGGCAGCAAATAGGTGGAAAAATATACGCTGAAATAACATATCCATTAACTCATTACGGAACTTACGGTTTTAGAGGAAATGTATCGCATAAATTTGCAAAAAAAGATAGTATAGACATATAATGGCAACAACTTACGCAGATTTAAAGACAGATATCCAGACTTGGATGCAAAATACAGGAACGGATTTCACTAATCAATTAGATACGTTTATTAATAATACGGAACAGCGATTATTAAGAGAAATTGATCCTGAAGCTTTTGTCTTTAATAAATATACTAGTTTAACAAGTGGAAGTCGTTTTTTAAATAATCCAAGCGATCTTCTTGTTATTAAAAATCTTTTAATACAAAATGGAGATGATAGAATCTTTCTTGAAATGAAAACTGACGAGTTTGTATATGAATATTGGCCTGATGCGACACAAACAGGGCTTCCTAAATATTTCGCAAATTATGATGATGATTCTACTTTATTAGCGCCTACACCAAATTCAAATTATACAGTAGAAATGCAATATGTTGCACGTATTGAAACTCTTTCTAGTACTAATACAACCAATTGGTTAACTGAAAATGCAGATGACGCATTACTATATGGTTGTTTGTCGGAAGCTTCTATCTTCACAAAGAATATGGAAGATTACGCACTTTATAATAAAAGATATCAGGAAATCGTTGCGGGATTGAATAATCAATCTAGAAGGCGCAGACGAACTGACTACAAATTCCCTGCTAGCCCTGCTGGCACGGACACCTTGACAGGAAGCCAATAAGGAGGTAACATCATGGCAATAACTCAAGCACTCTGTACTGTATTTAAGCAGGATTTAATGGACGCAGGGCAAGATCTAACTTCAGCGACATTAAAGATAGCTTTATATACAAGTTCAGCAACTTTAGACGGAACTACATCCGCCTATTCTACATCTAATGAAGTAACCGGAACAGGTTACACTGCGGGTGGAGAAACATTAACAAACGTAGTCGTTGCAACAGACGGAACGACAGCTTATCTTGATTGTGATAACGCATCATGGTCAAGTGCTACAATTACAGCAAGAGGAGCGTTAATTTATAATAACTCTAACTCTAACTCAGCTATTTGTGTTTTAGATTTTACGGAAGATAAATCATCTTCAAACGGAACATTTGAAATACAATTTCCAGCCCCTGGCGCAAGCACTGCTTTAATTAGAATTGCTTAATGGCATTAGTAGTAAACGATAGAGTAAAAGAGGAAACAACTACGACTGGTACAGGCACTGTCTCACTAGATGGTGCTGATACCGGATTCGAGACATTTGTTGCTGGTATCGGAACAGGAAATGAAACATATTACTGTATTGCAGCAGGCTCGGAATTTGAAGTAGGAAGAGGAACTGTTACAAGTGGAACTCCTGATACTTTATCTCGTGATACTGTTATTTCTTCTAGTAATTCTGACGCTTTAGTTAATTTTTCCGCAGGAGCAAAATCAGTTTTTTGTACGTATCCCGCAAGTCAAGCACCTTCACCGAGTATGACTGCTACGACCTATATTAACACTCACAACTCGACGATTTCAGAAGATCAAAACATTGATTCTGCAGTATTGGCAGGACCTGTCACGATCACGGGAACAGTTGTGGCAACAGGAACCTTGGCGATCATCTAATGTCATTACTCGAAGTTAATAAAATTACTCCTCAATCAGGAACTACCCTGACACTCGGAGATACAGGCGACACGATTAATTTTGGCAGTGGCGTTTTACCGAACTTCGAGAACTTAACAGTCACCGGCGATTTAACGGTTGATACGAATTCTTTATATGTTGATAGTGCGAATAATCGAGTGGGTATCGGAACAGCGAGTCCTAGTGCAGAACTACATATTTATAATAATGCAACATCTTCTCAGATTCGTGTACAAAATAACGATGGCGTAGCTAAGTTTCAAAAATACCAAGATGATTTATATATCACTAATGATGATACTGGA